CTGAAGACAATCTTATTAAAATAAGAAAACTTATAGATGAGTGTAAGTGGAGAGATGGATTATATACAGCTCCAGGGTTTAATCATCAGAGAAAAAACAATTTAGAGGCAGAACCTACAGAAAGTTCTGAAAAAATTAATGAAATAATAATGTCCTCCTTAGATGGCGATTATTCATTTTTTCAATATTGTGTTCCAGATACTAGCAATCAAGTAATTATATCAAAAACAGAAAGTGGTGGATTTTATAATGTTCATCATGACAATGCTTCAAATGGACATTATAGTACAACCGTTTTTCTTTCAGATCCCAGTGAATATGAAGGTGGTGAGTTGTGTTTGTATATTGATGGTAGGGAAAAAGTATTTAAACCTGTTGCAGGTACGGCTATAACATATCATACTGGTTTAATGCATAAAGTAAATAAAGTTATTTCGGGAACTAGATATGCTGCTGTTTTTTGGACAAAATCAAAATTTGATGATACATTTATTAGGGAAATTTATTCTGAAATAGAAAGTGTCGTTGTGAAAATGCCAATCAATAATCACGATAATTTTGGCGATGCCTTAGAGGACAGTAGATTTATCTTGGAGGAAGTTTTGAATAAATTGACTAGAAAGTTTTTAAAGCAACTCAAGTGACACTTGTTTAACTGTCCACTGAGACTGAATTGGCAAACTTTTTCATCTATGATGGCTGCATACGAATCAAGACCAATGCCCGTTCGTCACGAAATTAAATCTCAACTTGCCAAACTGCTTGCCACTGAGGATTTAGTGGTTGAGCACAAGAAAGTCTCTACTGCCTGCTTCAATGTTCATACTCGTGTTTTAACCCTTCCTTTGTGGGAAAAGGCAAGTAATCTTGTGTATGATCTTCTAGTGGGTCATGAAGTTGGTCATGCTCTTTTTACTCCCGATGAAGATTGGTCGGAAACAGTAAAAATTCCTCAACAGTTTGTCAACATTGTTGAAGATGTTCGTATTGAAAAATTGATGAAGCGTAAATATGCGGGCCTTGCTAAGACTTTTTTTAACGGATACAAAGAACTAAACGAAGAAGATTTTTTTCAGATTGCTGATGATGATGTATCAACTTTTAATCTTGCTGACCGAGTAAATTTATATTTCAAGATTGGCAACTTTGTAAATTTGGATTTTAACCCAGAGGAGAAAGAAATTGTCAATCTTATTTCTGCATCTGAAACTTTCGCGGATGCTTTGATTGCTGCGGAAGAACTTTATAATTATTGTAAAAAAGAGAAAGAACAGGAACAAAAAGTTTCTGACTTTGATTCTCACGAAACGCAAGGAGATTCTGATTCGCCAACAAATCAAACTGTGGAGATAAATGACTCCTCTTCAGAACAAGATGGTGATAGTGATAACTCTCAACCAAGCGATTCTGAGGGTGGTGGACAATCTATTCAAGGAGATCAAACTAGTACAAAATCATCTGGGGAGGAAGATGAACCAGAAGTTCGTACGGCTGATTCTTTGGAAGAAAAGATTCGTGATCTTATCGGAAATGATAGTTATGAAAATAACTATGTAGAAGTTCCTCAAGTCAATCTTGATACTATTATTGCTAAAAACTCAGATGTTCATGAAGAAATCAGAAACTCATTTAATCATCAACAGAAACTTCATAATGAGCACGCTAAAGAAAAGAGATATGATCCAATAAATCTTTATCAGCAATCTGATACTGATTTTAAAAAGTTTAAGTCTTCTGCCCAGAAAGAAGTTAATTACCTTGTAAAAGAGTTTGAGTGTCGCAAGGCTGCAGATCAGTATGCTCGCGCATCAACCGCTCGCACAGGTGTTCTTGATACTACTCGTCTTCATACTTATAAGTATAATGAAGATCTGTTCAAAAAAGTTTCTGTGATTCCTGATGGTAAGAATCATGGTTTGATATTTGTGCTTGATTGGAGTGGTTCTATGGGCGATGTGATTCTTGATACATGCAAACAACTTTTTAATCTGGTATGGTTTTGTAAAAAAGTTTCTATTCCTTTTGAGGTTTATGCCTTTACTAACGAATGGCGTCGTGGTAAATATGATTATGAAAACGATCGCTATCTTGCCGCTGATCTTGCTTCTCATTATGAAAAGAAAGAAAATTTGTTGATCGTTGATGAAACTTTTTCTATGATGAATATTCTTACTAGCAAAGTGTCTGGTAAAGAACTTGAATCTCAATTACTCAATATTTGGCGTCTTGCTTATTGCTTCTCCCGCACTTATCATGCTTCTTACACTTATCCTAATCGTTTGTGTCTATCTGGAACTCCTCTAAATGAAGCTTTGATATCTCTATATCAAATTCTTCCCAAATTTCAGAAAGAAAACAAACTTCAGAAAGTTCAGTGCATTGTTCTCACTGATGGTGAAGCTAATCAACTTAATTATCATAGAGAAATCAAGCGTAAGTGGGAAAATGATTTTCGTCTCGGTAGTGGATATGTTTACCCCGGAACGACGTTTTTGCGTGATCGTAAACTTGGAACAACATATAAAATTGGTGAGGGATATCATGGATTTACGGACACTCTCCTCAAAAATCTAAAGGACAAGTTTTCAACTACGAATTTTATTGGAATTCGTGTTCTTGAAAACCGCAATGCAAATCGCTTTATCCAACTCTATCATTCTCAAATTGATAAAGAGTATGAAAAAATTCAGAGTGATTGGAAAAAACTGAAGAGTTTTACCATTATTAATTCGGGTTACAATGCTTACTTTGGAATGTCTGCAACCACACTTTCTCAAGATTCTGAGTTTGAAGTTTCTGAAGATGCAACAAAATCTCAAATTAAAACAGCATTCGTTAAGTCTCTGAAAACTAAAAAACTAAATAAAAAAGTTCTAGGTGAATTTATTTCTTTAATAGCATGAAGCAAAAATTTCCTTTTGATCATATAGTAAAATATGACACTAAAGAAGTTTGGATTAAATGTGATAGTAGTATTACTGCCATGGGAATACCATCCTTAGTGGAAAAATATTATCCAGGATACGCGGCAAAAATCGCATCCCAAGACCATTTGGATAAACTGAGAAACCAGTTGGCAAACTGACCATCGGGGGGTTCAAGACCCCCCTTTTTCGTTTATACTAGCCAAGTTGAAACAAAACAAACGAATGACACTTTCTTCTGACTACATCCGCACTTCACTTCAGGCACTCTATGGAAATAGCGTGACTGGTGCTGATATTCGTGCTTGGTGTGCCATGAATGATTCTAATTATCAGACAGTCACTAAGAAACTTGATCAGTTTAAAGTTGGGCGGGGAAAATGGAATCTTGAAGTGACCCAACAAAAAGTAGAAGAAATTGAACGTACTTTCCAAGCACCATCTGTGGTTCCTCCTGTAGAGCAAAATCTTATTCCTGAAAAAGATGATACCTTCGTCAAGTTTGGCAATTTTGCTGATATTAAAAAAATTATTCAGTCCCGTCTTTTTTATCCTACGTTCATTACGGGCCTTTCGGGTAATGGTAAAACGTTTTCTGTGGAGCAAGCGTGTGCTCAACTGAAGCGTGAACTGATTCGCGTTAACATCACTATTGAAACTGATGAAGACGACCTTATCGGGGGTTTTCGTCTTGTTGATGGGAATACTGCTTGGCACAATGGCCCTGTTATTGAAGCACTTGAGCGCGGTGCAATTCTTCTTCTTGATGAAATTGATCTTGCTTCTAACAAGATCCTGTGTCTTCAATCTATTCTTGAGGGTAAAGGTGTTTTCTTGAAGAAGATTGGACGTTGGGTAAAACCCGTTGATGGTTTCAATGTGATTGCTACTGCTAACACCAAAGGTAAGGGTAGTGATGACGGTCGCTTCATTGGCACCAACGTGCTTAACGAGGCATTCCTTGAGCGTTTCCCTGTGACCTTTGAGCAGTCCTATCCTAATCCCTCCACTGAACAGAAGATCCTTGAGGGGGTTGCTCTGGATCTTGGAGTGGAAGACCGCGACTTCTGTAAGCGCCTTGTGGACTGGGGTGATATCATCCGTAAGACCTTCTACGATGGTGGTATTGAGGAAATCATCAGCACTCGCCGTCTGGTTCACATCATTCGTGCTTACAGCATCTTCCAAGATAAAGCAAAAGCAATTCAAGTTTGCGTAAATCGTTTTGATGATGAGACTAAACAAGCCTTCCTTGAACTTTATGACAAGGTTGATGCCGACTTCCAAATGCCTTCTGAACCTAAACTGACAGTAGAATATATTGACCAACCCACTCCATTCTGATATAATATGGGGAGGTCAATGTGCCTCCTCTTTTGTCCTTTTACTATGAAACAAAATGTCTGAAAACTTTGAGAGCACTTACGAAAATACAATTTCAAATCAAGATTTTTGGTATGATGATGGAATTAGTTTGACTGGTAATCCCTATCCATCTTCGGATAGTATTGTCTTTACTAATTCTAGAGTTCGTGGTGGTTTTGGTGATGATCATATGACTTTGAATCCCCCATCTACTCTGACGATTAAAATGCCTAAAGATTCTAATAATAATGGTTTTTGGAAATATGAAGAAGACAAAACCCTAAAAGAGATTGAGCAATATCTTTCTAGCACCTACCATTCACACTACACTTCAGAAAATTCTAAAACTCAAACTCTTGACCTTATTGAGAGTATTGGTGACAGTGAAGCATTTACTCGCTCAAATGCTATCAAGTATTTGTCTCGCTTTGGTAAAAAGAATGGTAAATCAAAGATGGATATTCTAAAGGCAATCCATTATTGTATTCTTCTGTATCACTTTGCTGGTCTTCATAAAAACACTACTTCCGACTTTCCTTATTGATTATGAAACTTTCTGATAATACTATTGCTCTACTCAAAAACTTTTCTGGAATTAATCAATCCATTTTGATTAGAAAAGGAAATCAACTTCGTACCATTTCTGTTATGAAAAATATCTTGGCAGAAGCTACAATTACTGAAGAATTTACAAATGATTTTGGTATCTACGATTTGAATCAATTTCTAAACACAATTAGTCTGTATCAAAGTCCTGATATTGATTTTAAGAATGATGGTTATGTCTTAATCAAAGAGGGAAAGTCGCGATCAAAGCATTTTTTCGCTGATCCCAGTGTAATTGTCAGTCCTCCAGAAAAAGCAATTAATCTTCCTAGTGAAGATGTTTGTTTTGAATTAACTACGGAGCAATTGGATAAAGTATTGAAGGCTGCTTCAATCAATCAAGTTCCAGATTTGTCGGCTGTTGGAGAGAATGGTGTGATTAAGTTGGTAGCTAGGGATAAGAAGAATGACACTTCCCATGCTCACGAAGAAATTGTTGGCGAAACTAATTCCACTTTTGTTTTCAATTTCAAAGTTGAAAACATTAAAATTCTTCGTGGGTCTTATGAAGTTGTAGTTTCTAAAAAGTTGCTTTCGCGGTTTAAAAATAAAAATCATGATCTTACCTATCATATTGCATTAGAACCCGATTCTTCTTTTGAGTGATGGAATTTCTTCTTTACCTAAGTCCATTGGGAAAAGAATTGTTATACAATATTCTCTTGGCAAAGTTTAATGTTCGTGAAAATATTGAACTTTGTCAAAATAAATCTGTCTATGGATTTGTTTCTTATCCATCCAAAAAATTTGTAATATGCACTGAAAATATTAAAAATAAGTCATCTAACATATCTAAAGA